GTCTTGTAAAAATCTAAATGCTGCTGAAACGGCGAATACCTGCGCAGCGATTGTTGCATAAATAGGCACAAGTCCCCCACCAATAGTTTGGGCTTGTTTTGAAAATGCTTTTGTTGAGTTTGATGTTTGTTGTGATAAGGATTTTAGTCTTCTGTCGCTTTCTTGTACATTCTTTGCGACTGAACCAACGTCTTTTCCAGCCTTCTTCGCGTTTTTACCTAGATTCTTTAACGAACCATCATCAGTAATTTTAACCTTAACTGAACCGCCATCTCTTTTCTTTCCTGCCATTATTTTTTACGCTGCTTTCTCTCTTGTGTCATTCTATCGTTTATTGAACGACTGTTGAGAGCTTCGATGTTTTTTAGCCAAAAAACACATTGTTTCTTGTCTTCAACTTCGTATATATCTAATATTGTTCCTAGTGCTGATAAATCTTTACCAAAGTAAGACCCAGACATTCCATCCCATCTGTCAGGTAACATATCATGAATTGAAAATGCTATCTGCACCTCGTAGGGCAATTCGCCACGAGAGGGAGGCATCTTATTAGGGTCGGGTTCTTGTCCCAGTTGTTCACAGACTTTTAGATACTTATCTAAGTCTATGTCGTTTTTAAAAAATCTTTCTAAATCCGCAAGTAGTAATGTTACTTGCGTTCTGTAAAATTTTCTAAATCACCAACTTGTTCAGTTACCCATGTATCGAAATCGTTTGAATTTTTCATTAAAACTTCACAATTTTCTTGTGTAAATTCTAAGCAATCATTTGCATCGACTCCTGATGTATCAACTAATAGAAGCTCTTCTAAGTATTTATACTTCAGTCCAGTCCAGTTTTTTATAACTGCGGATATATACTGAGGTAGGAATTTATCTGCATCGAATTCTTCTTCGTATGCTCTAGTTTTCTTATTAAACTTATTAGTTACGCATTTATTACGTAATTTTAATAACTCTTCTCTTGCAAGATAAGTTAGTTTAACTTTGAAATCTTCCATCCCAGGATAATCAAATTCTACGGTTTTGCTAGGAGCAAGTAAGCTCTTAAGCGATATTGGTTGTTTTTTTAATTCTTGTACTACTTCTTTATTTTCCAATTTTATTCTCCAAAAAATGAATGAGTGAGGATTGGAGCCCTCACTCACCCTAGTTTATATTATGAGGTGTAAGTCACACTCACTTCATTTGTTGCATCAGCTGCTGTAGCAGATGACATATCAGTTGCTAATCCGTGGAAAGCTACATCTACTGATACTACATCTTCAATACTATGTGAAGGTAGTTCTAAATGTGCTTTTGGTAAAGCTACTGAACATCTTGGGGTACTACTACCTCCGCCTATTCCAAAGGTTAAGGCGAACGCGTTAGTAATAACTCCTCTTGATTCTTGAAGTTTCTCAAATAAGTCTAATGACCCATTTGCTACATCGTTCAAGTAACAAGTGAAGTTTCCAGAAATTGACCTAGTGCCTGTTACATGCCCTAAAGGCGTGTTAACACTACCAAGTGTTTCTGGCGTTAAGTAATTAAGATTATTCTCAATACTTATGCTACCACCAGTCAAAGTTACAGCAAATGTAGTGTCTGAACTTCCTAAAGTACCTTTAGTTCCGGTAGTCTCTGAAGCGTCATACACAATTGTTAAATCTGTTAACTTTTGTCTAATATAGTTGCTTGATGAGGAAATCCCTTCATTAATTAAACCGAGAGTAGTTTCACCACCACCAGTTGTTACTAAAGAAGCTGCTTCTTCAATTGTTTTTCCATTTCCAGACCAGGCTACCTGTGCAATACCATCAATATCGAAATCGATTGTAGCAGAACCGACTGAACAGTCTGCTAGCTTATAGACGGTTACTCCATCTGTACCTGTTGTAAATGTTGTACCCTCAGTATCCTTGGAAGCACCAAGAACAAAGAATAGGTCAAATACTCCGATTGTTACTTTGTTTGAACTTGCGAAATCAAATGCGTTAGGTTCGTGAGTTGCAGGATTAAATGTTCCTGATTCACCAACTGCACCCATATAAGTTTCAGCGCCCATAGCAGCCCATAGTGGGCCTTCTACTGCAAACTTTTTATTAGCTCCGCCATGTAGTCCTGCATCTGCTGCAACTGAACCAGCTGCTGAAGTTGTAGGTCTCATATAAGTACTAAAGCTCCATTCTGCTGGTGCAAAAGAATCGGTAAACATTGCTCTACCTCTCTTACTGTACCCAGATGCGCCTGCTGCTTCATTCAAAGTTACTTCTGTCGTATTTGTTCCCTGACTGAATGAAAATCCATCCAACACAGGAATCTCATAAACTGCTGTGTTGGCGGTTGTCCCGTCAGCACTCCATTTCATGAAAACTTTTGTATCTCTACTAAAGAAAAATGACATTTTTTATATCTCCATTAATATCGAATCTCGCAGGTGATTTCTCCTACACCCAGAGGTTCTAATACGCCTTCATCTGTATCCACAGTAGCAATTGTAGTTTGTACTGTAGTATGAGATGTTCCTGTTGAGTCCGTGTAAGTTAAGGGATCATTATCCTCCAACACGGTTTCAACATCTTCTAACAATTCTTCGAGAGCTCCAACAACGTCTGCGTCGTCTGATACATAACATCGAACTGTTATTGTTAAAAATCTAAAACGAAAGCCACAGCCATCGTATTCTCTTGTTTCGCCCCCTGCTCCTACATGTATTGTAGGAAACTCATTAACTTCGTCCCAAAATTTTAGTCTTCGTTCGACTTTTGAAACTGAAGTTCTATGAGGAGCTTGTCCGTTAATTCCTTCTAATGCTAGGCATATTGCTTCTACTATAGCTCTACGACGTGTAGTATTTCTTCTTGCTATTGTCGCGTCCATTATACTCTCCTAGTCTTTATAAATTTGTTTTGCATTCCTTGAGCAACAATTTCTCTAATTGTTTGCCCGATTATTTTTCTTGGGTCTCTTTGTACGCTACCCATTTTTCCGCCTGGTTCAAATGTTCCATAAGGGTCTCTCATGTATGTATAATCTGCCTGTAACCCTCCTCTTGGCCCTTGCATTACTTGTGTAACTCGGGCTGAGTTTGCAAATCTACCTGTTCTATATCTAAGAGCAGGTGGTTGCATCTTTATTGCTACCATTTGTGGTAATACTGAATTTATCAAATTTTTTAAAGCTATTGGGCTTTGTCTTTGCTTATTAACTGCTGCTCCCACTCTTTTGTCATTTGAAGGTTTATTTCTTTTACTACCACCTTTTTTCTTAGGATTTTTAACACTTCCCAATCTTGTAGCTCCTGCAATTACTGCGGCCTGCAAAGCTTCTGACATTTCTTTCTCGTTCTTACCTAGCTTTACTAATTGCTTATTAACTCTTAAACGCATATTTGGTTTGTTCCACCATTTTTTATTAAATATTTCTTTTAAATAAATAGAACTACCAATCTCTCCATATCTTTGTTTTATTCCTTTTGATGATTTAAAATCATCAGTAAATTTTGAATCATTTACAACATCATCTAAAATTTTATCCAGTATTTTATTTACTGCATCTGTATCCGAAGCTGTCATCATAGACTGTTGACTACCTGTAACATGCCCCGGTACTCCAGAACCTAAAGCCATTCCTATTTCTATAACTTTATCAAATTTTACTATATCACTAATAGTAGTACCTCCTAAAGTAAATGATAAATCTAACTGTTTTGCTATATGTTGAGCTGCGGATTGCTGTAAATTATCCATGTTCATGGCAGCCTTACTATTATGCGCTCTTAATATATCTGTTATTCCTACTACAGGAACTGAAGTATCTCCTAATCTCTCATTTACATCTAAATTAGGTCCCGCATCCCCAGTAGCTGCACCTGAAACTGGACCATGTAATCTAGCAAATGTTCCTTTTGCATCATGTCCATATCTACTACCTGCTTTAGTTTTATTTTTTAAACCGCCGCGTCCTGATTTGCCGCCTGCCATAACAGGATACTCTTTTATTATATCATTAGTTACATTATCAAGTATTTGTTGTATGAGAGTTCTCATAACTTCTCTATTAGCACCTGCTGTATCTTTACCCATACTACCTACATAAGTTGCAACTACAAACTGAGCGTTTAATGCAATGTTCATTGGAACAACCATATATTTAGTATTCCTATTTCTAACATAAACCATTAAATTATGTTTTTTAGCTTTATTAGCTTTATTAGTTCTAGTACCTGCCCGTGTACGCATTTGATATCCAGACTCTTTTTCAAAAAGTTGTCCGTTTTTATATGCTTTGTACCCTGCCTTCTGATGCTTGTACGCTACATTATTTACAGTTACAATGCTTTTAGTACGTTTACTTGCTTTGGCTCTTAAAACTTTCTCTTCTTTTCTAGTCAAATCTCTGCCGAGTTGCTGTGCCATAGCTCCGTACATTACATCTGATACATGTTCTGCTATTAAGCTATGATAGAAAAACATATGTACTATAGAGTTTTCGTACTGAAGCTCTCTTAAAGCTTTTGCGTTCTTATTTATTGCTGTTCCCAGTGCTCTTCGTAAATCACCGACTGCCATTAAATAATAACTCTATATAAATCAAGTACTCTTTTTATATGGTCTGGAAAATCTGAATTATCTCTGATTCCAGAAGTACCTTGATTCTGTTGCGTAGCGCCTCCTAGTGTTCTTCGTTCTTTGTGCTCGTCTTTCATATAGTAGTTAACTAAATCAAATATTGCGAGTTTTAAATCACTTGGAGTTGCCGCAAATCCTGCTTTGTAGCTAACTTGTACTGCCCCTAAACCTTTCTGCCAATTTACAGGGTTTCCATGTGTATCAGTTCTAGTTATAGAATCTGAATCTGTATCTACATAGTATTCATATGAATTAGTCGTTAGCGTTGTATATGCGTCTGAATAATTCGCTCTCTCTTTTACTGAAGTAACCGTAACTAGCGGACTTTCACTCATAATTATGGTGGTAGTGAAGTTATCGTTAATTGTAAAAGTTTCTGTTTTATCGCTAGAGAAGTAATCAATGAATGATACGCCGCAGTATTTCTTGACTAAGTCAGAAACCTGAGGAATAATTACATTAAGACGGTCATCATCTTTCTCGCCTCTAAGACCTTCTGCGTCCTTGTATTCATGTATTGTTACTAAATCTGCCATAATTAAAAGTGGTGGGTTTAAGGTAACCCACCAATACCATAATTAGCTATTAACTAGCTGCTGCGTGTTTAAATGCTCTCTTAGAGTCTGCACCCGCAATTAAGTCATCAAATCCAAGTCTTTGTGAAGCCACAAGTACTCTTCTTTGGTTAGCTACTTCGTAGTCTGACTCAACTGTAACACCTCTTAATCTAGGCATTACATAGTTTCTTGGGTATAC